CTTCGTGGCCACACCGCAGTTGCGGCTGGTGCTCGATGACGCAGGGCTGGCGCAGGTGATCCCGGCGATCATGAACGCCTTTGGCGGCGAGCCTCCCGACATCATCGCCATCGATCCTATCCGCAATGTGTTCGACGGCGGTGATGCCGGTGGCGAGAACGACAACGGCGCCATGCTGTTCTTCCTGTCGCAGCGGGTGGAGCGCATTCGCCAGGCAGTGAATCCGGACGCCGGCGTCATCCTCGCCCACCACACCAAGAAGCTCGGCAAGAAGCAGTTCGAGGAGGACCCGTTCCAGGCACTGGCCGGCGCAGGAAGCCTGCGCGGTTACTACTCGACCGGAATGCTGCTGTTCCGACCCGATGAAACGCGCACCACTCGCCAGCTCATCTTCGAGCTGCGCAATGGCGCGGGTATCCCGCAACGGCACGTCGACAAGATCAACGGTGAGTGGCGGGAAGTCGACGCCAACGAGCGGTTGGTGATGAAGGACTACGGCCAGCGCTTGGATGCCGAGCGCCGCCGCAAACGCGACGCGATCCTTCAGATCTTGTTCGAGGAGGCCGGCAACGGGCGGTGCTACACCGCCAACCAGTTCGCGGAGTCCTTCGAGGGCAAGGCCGGCCTGGGCGGCGAGCGCACCATCCGCGAACGCGTCTCCGCGCTCTCGACGCAGGGCTACATCAAGTTTTTCCGCAACGCGGCTGACTACGGTCTGCCCTCCAGCGGCCGCACCAAGTTCGGCTATCTCTGCGTCGAAGGCATGGTGCTGCGCATGCCAGCGGGCGATGTCGACACGGCCACCGGCGAGCTGCCGATGCGCGAGCACACGGTGCTCCCGACCCACTACAAGTGCCCGCATTCCGGAGCCTCGATGCCCGTCGAGAACCCAGACGTGTGGGTCTATCACGACGAACTGAACGATCCGGAGGCCCCATGAATATTGCCCAATCGGCAGTTGGCAGCGCCGTTGCCAACTGCACTCATTTCCTTGCCAACTACCCGCAGTTGGCAAACCCCTGCCAACTGGAAGTCCAGTCAGATCAAGGCATTGCAGGGAATGACCCGCAGTTGGCAGTTGGCATCGCTGCCAACTTGCCAACTGGCGCAAACCCGCGTCGTTGCTGGACTTTCTCCCTTTCTCCAGTTGGCGAAAACTCCCCCTCCTACTACGTAGGAGAGGGACCAGGGGGTCCCTCTGCCCTACGTCAGGGACTTGCCGGCCACCCGGGCTCAGATCATCGGCGGCGATCCGCGCCCTCGATCCTGGCACTGGACCTTGGCACCCAGACCGGCTGGGCAGTACGCGACCGCGACGGCGCCGTGACCAGCGGAACGGAATCATTCAAGCCGCAGCGCTTTGAGGGTGGCGGCATGCGCTACCTGCGCTTCAAGCGCTGGCTCACCGAGATCAAGCAGTCCTGCGATGGCATCGAAGCGGTGTACTTCGAGGAAGTCCGCCGCCACCCCGGCGTCGATGCAGCACACGCCTACGGCGGGTTCATGGCCCACCTCACCGCATGGTGCGAGCACCACCAGATCCCGTACCAAGGCGTTCCGGTGGGCACGATCAAGAAGCACGCCACCGGCAAGGGCAATGCGAGCAAGGACCAGATGATCGGCGCCGTTCGTCTGCGTGGCTACGCGCCTGCCGACGACAACGAAGCCGACGCCATTGCCCTCCTGCACTGGGCGATCGAGACGCAGGAGGTGTGACATGAAGGTTCCGACTCCCGCATACCGCTGTGCCCTGGCTCGACTGCAGCCCGATCCGCGACCCGATCCGGAGCAGATCAAGCGCGAGGGCTGGCGCGACCAACAGATCCTGGTGATATCGCCCGACGACACGCGGCTCGACTGGGTCGAACGCGAACTGCTGCGCCGGATCGGCGACCGGCTGTACGGGGCAAAGGAGCGTCAACATGGCTGAGTGGACGATCGAGACCGTGGCCGACCGGTTCATCGAGGCCGCACGAACCGCCCACCGCCTTCCTCCGGTTCGCGTGCAGGGCTACTTCAACTGCTGGCCGGCGATCAAACGCATGCCATGGGAAAACCTCGGCGCAGAGCCGCCGGTCTACCGCTTTCCTCCCGACCCTGCGGCCATCGACCGAATGCTGGAGACCATGCGGTGGGTGCAGTGGCTTGAGGAGGAACAGCGACACCTCGTCTGGATGCGGGCGCAGCGGTACCCGTGGAAAGAGATCTGTTGCCGCTTCGCCTGTGATCGAACCACTGCCTGGCGTCGTTGGCAGGCGGCACTGGCGATCGTCGTCGAGCAGCTGCAAGCGGCGAAGAGGCATGACACGGTCGCCAATTCGCGCTGACGTTGCGTGTAGTTGCGAGCCGTTGCAAAGCCACTCGGAATCTTGCGGAACGCTGCGGGTTTTGACGCCTTTTCGGCGTGCAACATCTGGAGGGTATTTCGCTAGTATTACGGCTAATCTCGCGAGCGAAGTACGTCTGAAGGCCACAGCACAGTCTGTGGCCTTCGTCGTCTCCAGCCCGCGATGGCCACGCCCCATTGCCACGGGTCCTTCCTGGCCACCAAGCCATGCGGGGGGCGCGAGCGCGCCGCTTTTTTAGCGTCAGGGTGCAAACCTAGGTTTGCAGGGTTTGCAGTTTGCACCCGCCCGTCCAGCACGTATCACGAGCCCGCCCACGGTTTCCCGTCGGCGGGTTTTCTTTTTCGAGGAACCGATTCTGAACACGCTCAACGTCGAGTACCGCAAGGTCGAGGCGCTGATCCCCTATGCCCGCAATCCGCGCACGCACACCGACGAGCAGGTAGCCAAGATCGCCGCCAGCATCGTCGAGTACGGCTGGACGAACCCGGTCCTGGTGGATGGCGACAACGGCATCATCGCCGGCCACGGCCGCATGGCCGCCGCGCGCAAGCTGGGACTCGATGAAGTCCCGGTGATCGAACTTGCTCATCTGTCACCGTCACAGAAGCGAGCCTACGTCATCTCCGACAACCGGCTGGCGCTCGACGCAGGCTGGAACGAGGAACTGCTGGCGCTGGAGATGGCCGAGCTGTCCGATGCCGGGTACGACCTCGCGCTGACCGGCTTCGACGACACCGAGATCGAGTCCCTGCTCGCCGACGACGTGGTCACCGGTGATGCCGAACAGGACGATGACGCCAATGCGCCGGACGCGGCTGACGACGTGCCAGAAGCACCCGTGGTGCCAGTGTCCCGCACCGGCGATGTCTGGGCCATCGGCCCGCACCGATTGATCTGCGGTGACGCCACCGATCCGACAGTGGTCACCGCTCTGATGCAGGGTGACTTGGCAGGTCTGTGCTTCACCTCGCCGCCTTACGGCAATCAGCGCGACTACACGTCGGGCGGCATTGCCGATTGGGATCGCCTAATGCGCGGTGTGTTCGGCAATGTGCCAATGGCCGACGATGGGCAGGTGCTGGTCAACCTCGGGCTGATCCACCGCGACAACGAAGTCATCCCGTATTGGGACGCGTGGCTCAGCTGGATGCGTACACAAGGCTGGCGGCGCTTCGCGTGGTACGTCTGGGATCAAGGACCGGGCATGCCTGGCGACTGGTCTGGGCGCTTCGCCCCGAGCTTCGAGTTCGTCTTCCACTTCAACCGGCAGAGCCGGAAGCCCAACAAGATCGTGCCCTGCAAGCACGCGGGGCAGGAGTCGCACCTGCGCGCCGATGGCTCATCCACGGCCATGCGCGGCAAGGACGGCGAAGTCGGCGGCTGGACGCACAAGGGGCAGCCGACGCAGGACACGCGGATTCCCGACTCGGTAATCCGCGTGATGCGCCACAAGGGCAAGATCGGTCAGGACATCGATCACCCGGCCGTGTTCCCGGTGGCGCTGCCGGCGTTCGCCATCGAGGCCTACACGGACGCAGGCGACATCGTGTTCGATCCCTTCGGTGGCAGCGGCACGACAATGTTGGCCGCGCAGCGCACTGGTCGTATCTGCCGCAGTGTGGAAATTGCGCCGGAGTACGTGGATGTCGCCATTAAGCGATTCCAGCAGAACCACCCTGGCGTGCCCGTCACGCTGTTGGCCACTGGCCAGCCCTTCGACGAGGTCGTCAGTGAACGTCTCGCCACCACGGAGGCCGAGCAATGAGCGCTTCCTGGTTGGCCGACAAGATCGAGCAGTGGCCGACGACCAAGCTGCTGCCTTATGCCCGCAATGCGCGCACCCACTCGGACGATCAGGTAGCACAGATCGCCGCATCGATTGCCGAGTTTGGATTCACCAACCCGATCCTGGCCGGTAGCGATGGCGTCATCGTCGCCGGGCACGGACGTCTCGCCGCTGCCCTGAAACTTGGGCTGGAACTGGTGCCGCTGGTCGTGCTCGATCATCTGAGCCCCACGCAGCGCCGGGCCCTGGTGATCGCGGACAACCGCATCGCCGAGAACGCCGGCTGGGATGACGCGATGCTGCGCATCGAGATCGCCGCTCTGCAGGACGATGACTTCGACCTGTCGCTGACCGGCTTCGATGCCGATGCGCTGGCCGAGTTGATGGCTGGTGATGAGCCGGAGAGCGAAGGGCAGTCCGACGACGATGCCGTGCCCGAGGTGACCGAAACGCCAATCTCACGCCCGGGTGACGTTTGGCTGCTCGGTGGCCACCGCCTGCTATGCGGTGACTCCACCGTGGCCGAAAGCTACGACCGAGTTCTCGATGGCGAGCCGGTGGACATGGTCTTCACCGATCCGCCGTACAACGTGAACTACGCCAACAGCGCCAAGGACAAGATGCGCGGCAAGGATCGCGCGATCCTGAACGACAACTTGGGCGATGGTTTCTACGATTTCCTGCTGGCGGCACTGACGCCGACCATCGCCCACTGCCGGGGTGCAATCTACGTGGCGATGTCGTCCAGCGAACTGGATGTGTTGCAGACAGCGTTCCGCGCCGCCGGTGGTAAATGGTCGACGTTCATCATCTGGGCCAAGAACACCTTCACGCTCGGCCGCGCCGACTACCAGCGCCAGTACGAGCCGATCCTCTACGGCTGGCCCGAAGGCGCGCAACGTCACTGGTGTGGCGACCGCGATCAGGGCGACGTCTGGAATATCAGGAAGCCGCAGAAGAACGACCTGCACCCGACTATGAAGCCAGTGGAGCTGGTCGAGCGCGCGATTCGCAATTCGAGCCGACCCGGCAATGCGGTGCTCGACCCCTTCGGCGGTTCCGGTACGACATTGATCGCCGCAGAGAAGTCTGGACGGTTGGCGCGGCTGATCGAACTCGATCCCAAATACGTCGACGTGATCGTTCGACGCTGGCAGGACTGGACTGGGAAGCAAGCCACCCGCGAGTCGGATGGCGCGTTGTTTGATGATCAGGCGGCGAACGATTCGTCCGTGATCTCGCAGTGAATCACGAAGCCCGTCAGGTAAGGCAGGCCGCGCGGGATGCCGTATTGCTTGCTGGTCTGGCGGCCAATCGTCCAGCCCATCCAGCGTTGGGTGGCTGCGTTGATCGCGTCCGCCAGGGCCTTGCCCTCGTAACGCCCGTTCTGGACGTCGTCGGCAAAGTGGCGACCGTGGCGGCTGTCGAGGAAGGTCCGCACCGATTCAAGGGGCTGGTGTGTGGCGTCCGAGACGGCGGTCATCGCCAAGGGCCACGCGGCGCTGGCGTTTTCGTTCATTGTTCCCCAGAAGCCCCATTCTTCGTTCTGGGTGGCAGGGATCTGGTTGGTGGCGTTCATCGTTGGCTCCATGGGGTCTGATCGTTGCGACACCTGTAGTAACGCGCTGTTCGATTGAGAAGCCAAGCGGGTCTTGGCCTCTTTCTCGATCTTTCTGATCAGGCAATCCGGTAGATCCGCTCACCGCCTGGGGCCTTGTCCGAAACGATGTTCAGGCCGAGTTTTTTCTTGAAGGCGCCGGCAAAGGTGCCGCGCACGGTATGCGCCTGCCAGCCCGTTGCACCGCAGATCTGCGCAATGGTGGCGCCTTCGGGACGCTGCAGCATTCGGATAACTTCCGCCTGCTTGCTGTTCTCGCGGGTGCGCGGCATGGCCTGCACAGTGGTGGCGTCCTTGGCCCACGTGGCCTCTGCTGCCGTCACGGCGGCCTCGATCTCGGGGTCTGCCTCCAGGGTTGCAGGCGCTGGACGGGCGCGCCCCATCGCGT